ATTCCACCTACCCCTGGCGTATTACTGACGCTAACCCAACTATTGTAGAGTTTACTGGGACTGCTCCGCCAGCTCCTAGTTCTCCTACAGATCCTGGTGAGCCTACGGTTGACAACATTAAGATTCGTCGTATTACTAAGGTGGACGACATCCGAGCGTTGTTTAACCCTGGCTCTGCCATTCGGTCTGACGACCTGAATAAAAACTTTGAGCAACTTCGGTATGCTATTCAGGAAAGCAACTGTATTGGTATTCCCGATGACGTTGATGATTACCTGAAGACCTACTATTGGAATAACTTTGACGACACTGTTTATTCTACTGAAACCTGGGTTAGCAATGATTCTAAAATTGCTACTACCGCTGCTATGGATGCACGGTTCCAGGATGAAGCAACCGAAACCTATTCTAAGGCTGAACTTGCTGCTGATAGCAACGTAATCCCTGATAATGACGTAGCACTGCCTACTACAGGTGCTGTTAAAGATTATGTTGACCATGTAGTTGAAACTGACATCCTTGTCAATTCTACTGGTCTAACTAAAAGTGGTACTAATGGTCAAGTAACTCTTGGTATTGCTCAAGGTTCTGTCGATTTGGATCGTATTAAGCCAGCTGACATTATTGTTTCTGGTGAGTCTAATCCTAACAACGACACCACTATTGCTACAACAGCTAAGATCGATGACATGATCGATGCTGCTATTACTGGTGATATTGCTGTTGATAGTACCGGTTTGACTGTTACTAATGATGGTGATGGTACTATTACTCTTGGTATTGGTTCTAATTCTGTTGACTTCGATCGTCTTAAAAACGACGATATTATCACTAAAACTGAGCAAGATGCTGGTTCTCCAACCGCTGCTGATACTAATATTTTTACTGCATCTGCTGCTGCTAAACGTTTCGATACTCTTGTACAGACTGGTACTCCTAGTGAAAGCAGCTATGAAGTTGGTAAAACTTGGTTGCAAAACGACGACGATCAGACTCTCAAGATTTGGAACGGTAGTACTTGGCTAGACGTTGCATCTGGTGGTTCTTTTCGGACCCAAGATAAAGTTATTTACGTTGATGCTACTGGTGGTGATGATTCTAAAACTGGTCACCGTATTAGTGGTCCTAAGCTGACCATTAAAAGTGCTATTAATGATATTAACGCAGACATCAGTACGTCTATTAAAACTGCTGGTTCTGGCTATACTAACGGTACTTATAGTAGTGTCGCTCTTACGGGAGGTACAACTGGATCTGGTCTAACTGCTACAATTACTGTGGCTGGAGGAGCAGTAACTTCTGTAACTAACGTTGCTAACGCTACACTCCAAGAGTATCAGATTGGTGACATCTTGTCTGCTGCTGATGCTAACCTTGGTGCAGGCGGTGGTTCAGGTTTTGAGCTAGAAGTGACTGGTGGCGGCGACGGTATGACCGTAATTGTGGCTGCTGGTGTTTATCAGGAAATTGCTCCTATTCAGATCAAGCGCCGTAACGTATCTATTATTGGTATGGCGTTGCGTAGCACTATTGTACACCCAACTGTTGCTACACAAGGTGACCAATCTGATGGAAACCATGCGTTGTTTGAACTAAACAGCGGTTCGTTTGTACAAAATTTGACGTTGACTGGTATGCAAGCTAGTAACTCTGGTACAAACACTCTTGATTCAGATCTTCCTGCACGTCAGGGTTGGAACTTTGCGTTTTACAATAACTGTGTGATTACTAAATCACCTTATATTCAAAACTGCACAAACTTCTCTGATAGCGAGATTGATAACAGCAATCTCCGTGCACACCGTCCACGTGGTGGAGACGCTGGTGATAATGATTCTGCACCTACCGGTGGTGGTTTCTTGGCTGACGGTGCCGTACCTAAGAGCACGAGCCCGCTTCGGTCTATGGTTGCTGATAGCTATACTCACGTTGGTTTGAACGGACCTGGTATCCTTGTTACTAACAACGGCTATGCCCAGTGCACTTCTAGCTACGCCTTCTTTAATAAATACCACATCAAAGCATTGAATGGTGGTCAAGCTAACTTGGCTGCATCTACAACTGACTTTGGTGACAAGGCTTTGGTTGCCGACGGCAAATCTACTGCTGCTATTTTTACTGCAACAGTCAACGGAGCTGCTTCTAGTGGTGCTCTAACATTTGACATTGATAACGTTACTGCAGGTACAGGCTGGTTCGGTGATGCTACCAAACCGGGTAGCAACATGCTTGTTACTGTAAACAGCGTTACCTACCCTGTCTTGTCGTCTACTGTTATTAGTGGTGGACACAGGGTTACTATTAGCCGTCCTGATCCTAACAACCGTAGTACTAACCTTGGACTTAATGGTGCTGTAGCCGACAACGCTGCTGTATCGTTTTTCCTTCGTTCTATGATTGCCTCTAGCGGGCATACCATGGAGTATGCTGGTAGTGGCACTGACTATCGTGCATTGCCTGAAAATGGTGGTGTTCCGGATGAGTCTAAGCAAATTACTGAGCTTAACAACGGTAAGATTTGGACTGCTGTTACTGACCATAACGGTAAGTTTAAGATTGGTGGTAACCAAACTGATGATCCGATTTTCCAAGTAGACCAACAGCTTGGTTTTGTTACCATTCCTGAAGGTTCTATTGCATTTAACCTGTTGTCAGATCTAACACCGCAACTTGGTGGTGACCTGGATGTTAATGGTAAAACGATTACCAGCACGTCTAACGGTGATATTGTTATTGATCCAAATGGTAGTGGTAATATCAAAGTAGGCGGAACCATTACTACTAACACCAACACTAACCTCAACCTTGCTCCTGATGGTACTGGTCAGATTAGTGTAACCAGCAATCAAATTAAAAATGTTGCTAATCCCTCTGCTGGACAAGATGCTGCTACTAAAAACTACGTAGATAGTTTTACAGGCACATCGTCTAACATTGGTAGCGCTGCAGTTACCACTACAAAGATTGCAGATGATGCTGTTACTGCGGCTAAATTGGCAGACACTTCTGTAACCGCTGGTAGCTACACGCTATCTAGTATTACTGTTGACGCACAAGGTCGTATTACTGCTGCTTCTAGCGGTACTGCTGCTGACGCCGATAAAATTACCGAGGGTAACACAGAAGCTGAGGTTGTAGACACTGGTTCTGACGGTCACTTCAAGGTTACAACTGAAGGCACTGAACGAGTTCGTATTGGACCTGCTGGACAGGTGGGTATTGCTGGTGCTAACTACGGTACTAGCGGTCAAGTCCTGACTAGCGGCGGTGCTTCTGGCGCTGTTAGCTGGGCTGATGCTGCTTCTGGTTATCCTGAAAAAGGAACTGGAGGCTCTAATGCTTGGGCGGTTGTTCATTCCTACACGGTTGATGCTGACTACTCGATTCCTTCTGGCAGCCATGTAATCAACTCTGGTCCTATGACCGTCAACAGCGGTGTTACTGTCACCATTCCTTCTGGCTCTAACTGGACTATTGTTTAATTATGACTGTAAAAATTAACGGTACTAATACAGCCGCAGCCCCAGCGTTTACCGGCGCTGACACAGATACAGGTTTGCAGGCTGGAACTAATGAACTGAAGCTGGTTACTGGTGGAACGGCACGCGCAACGGTTGATAGCTCAGGGAATCTTGGTGTTGGGACTGACTCTCCTAGCCATAGACTTACGCTTCACAAATCT